GTCAAAAAATGTTTTGACAATTATACCCGCAAAAATAGTGGCGGTTAGTGTTAATACGTACTGCATTACCTTTACGGTTTTGCCTTGGTCGTTTACAGTTTCTTCTAGGTCATCCATACGCGCAGAAAAACGATTCATACGCTCAGAATGCTGCTGAGAGTTTTTATCTATATTGATAAGTTTTTCTTCGGCTCGCGCCAAATCAATCATCGCATCCGACAATTTATCAATCTTAGTTTCTATTCGGGCGAGTCTCTGTTCGCCTGAGCTACTTTCATTCAGCATTGATGGGTTACCATTAATTTAGTTTATTATTGTACTATTTATAACAGATTAACTGTCTACCTTTGCGCCACCACGCCATTGGTAACAAGACCAGTATCTTGCTTTCCATTTAGGGCCGGGGTTTGCGCAGTTATGTCTTGCTCTGAATGATTTGCGTCTTGCTGGGTCATCACGTTTGATTGACATCTTAGGGTCACCAAAACGAACTACAACGACCGTACCAGATTCGTTCTTGACATAAACCTTAAACTTCTTGTTAGGGTTCTCTGAAGTACGGATAGGGTCGTTGAGTTTGACTTTCTTGCCCTGATACTCAGCAGACTCAGTGACCAAATCCTCATATAGGTCATTGCATTCACAATGTTCGTCTATCTTATTAAATTGGTCAAATGATTTCATCTTATTTTCCCATAACTTTTTGTACAAGACCAACAAGCTGTTTCAGACTAGAACCTTCCATCTTCTTCTGGTTTGCGTCATTTACTTTGTTATAAACCTGTAGGATGAAGTTAGCAGTAGTCATATCCACACCTTTCTCGTGTTGTTTATTCTTCACGATGCGACGTGCGATATCCATACCTGACTCTTTTGCTTCATCAAGTGTTTCTTCTTTAACATGAATACCNGACTTTTTCAGACGTTGTTTGGTTTCGATACTCTTCTTGGCATCTGCTTGGTCTTTCTTAGTCTTGTCATGTTTCTTCTTAATCATCGCACTCAATGATTCATCGAGTTCATCTTCTTCTTTTAGTTTCTTACCAGTGTAAGGGTCTAGTCCTTTCGCCTTTCTACCTTTCTTAACACGTTCTTCGGCATCTTTATTCAAGTTGCCGTCTTTATCAAAGAACTTTGCTAGGTGAGGTGGTAATTTACCTTCTCTTAATTCAAAAAAGTCTTTCATTGTCTTTCCTATGAAATGTAAAAGTTAAGTTCAAACGGACTCTTATCGGTGTCACGATTGTATACTTGAATATGTAATGCTTTCTTCTGAGGTTTACCGCCTTTGGTCAACTTCAATGTATGGCGTACTGTCTTACCACGTCCTGGCTTACCAGAACCGAATGAAATCTCTTTATCGATATCATCTTCGTCTACCTCAAAACCTTTCTTCTTCGCTTGAGCAAGTGCGTGACGTACCGCAAGACTATATGACTGCCAGTAAACGTCTTTCGCAGAGTCTTGACGAGCTTCTTCAATCTCAGCAGATTCACTTACGGCGCGCATTGAAAACTTAGCNTCNTTATTAAANGGTTGNTTCATTAACTTGTTAACAATACCCTGCGCGTGGTTTTTGTCTTTNACCACAACTTCTTTACCGCTAATCTTTAAAGGTTTGCCGTTCTTCAGAAGAATAAGTTTCTTACCAGCATATGATGGNTTACCTTCATCTTCTAAACCTGCGTTACGTTCTTGGTCACGAAATTTTTTCTCTGCGGGAGATAAGTAGCGCGCTTCACCAAGTTCAATACTTTGGTTATCTTCTCTTATTTCTTGAAATGTTTTCATTTTAATTATTAATTCCTTTACATGACCTTATAACGTATTATATATTGAATATCGCTTATTGTCAAGTGTTATTATGCTAAATCTTTGTCGTGGTTAAGACCACCCTTTTTCTTCTTAACAATGAACGCATTGACTCGTGCGTGTCCCCATTGTTGAGGAGTGGTACCTGGCCGGTGACCAGTCTTCCATGCCGCAACTCCACGATTATAAACTTTCTTTAGAGTCTCGGGTGATATACCAGACTTCTTCGCCTTAGCAGCGATACCATCAGGCCCTTCNTCAAGTTCCAATGTATCATAGAGCGCATATCTTTTTTCTTCAAGTCCAAGTTGTTTCATGGTTTTTGGTTTCCAATTCCCTAACATATCATGAAGTGCTCTATGGTTCATACCCGCATATGACTTGGCGATCTGCTGCGCATAATAATGTGTACTATGCTTCATTTTACCTCGACCTTCCTTTTTCTTGCGATTCAGAAGTTTCTTTAANACTACCAACGCATCTTGGTATTGAGACTTACTAAGGGTCATAGACTTTAATTTATCAAGGAACCCCTCATCAATATCTTCTGCGACACAATTAGGAACCATCTTGTCCCCTTTCTTTTTCATACCGACTTCTTTATAACCGTCCCAACAATCTTCATCATACATATCCTTAAATGATTTGGTATATTTAGATGGTTTAGTTTTTGCGGTCGCATCGCCAGGAGCTGGTTTATACGCAGATGAATCATCGTCTGCTTTCTTACCATGTTTTTTGAAGTGCGCGTCACGTTTTACTTTGGTAGACTTCTTTAGTCCTGCGTGATAACGTGAAGGTTGAGTTCCCTCACGGTCTTTGATATCTGGGTCTTGACTCTCATACTTGAGTTGTGGGTCAGGAGACTTGAATGCTTTCTTACGCATTATTGTTTTGTTAACAACTTCAAACTCGCCATTCTTCCAGTTGATGACTACAGGTAGATTCAGGTCAGACTGCATATCCTTGAGGATTGCCTCTGAGTTACCGTGTTTCTTAATCTTCTTACCCTTGTTATCTGCCATTTTCTGAAAAAGTTTTTCTAACTCTGAGATTTTAATATCAGGTCTATTACGTTTATCATTCATGCGGTCTTTGAAGTGACGGGTGAATTCGATGTCAACATCAAACTTATTAAGTAGTCGGTCAGCGAACTTTTCTAGGTCATTAATCTCTTTCTGAGATACTTCTTCATCTAAAGTACCTACTAACTCGACAGCATCTAACCACTTACGCAATTTCTTACCTTCATGAGTTTCGACTATAACATAGTTACTACCTAGAACAGCAACTGTTGCTAGTTCGTCACTATCTTTTACTATGACTTCGTCACCCACACCGAACAACTCACCGCTTACGAACTTTTCGCGGATAGGTGATACTGATTCTAGTGTCAGGTGATTACGGAATTCGGAGGTCTCTTTTAGTCCCATACCTTTACGTACATCGTTGTATAAACGACGAGCATCCGCATTGGTCATTGACTTAGGTACACCTTGAGAGAAAGACACAAAATCATTATTTACGGCATTCTGTCTTTGTTTTGACGCTGACATTCCTTCAACACCTTCAGCATCAGGGTCTCTCTTACCGGCAGATACTATATTAATGTTTTTGAAGTTGTAGAAACCATGTCTGGCCTGTTGTCCATTATATTTATTGAACAATACGTCGAATTCTCTTATGCGGTCATCACCTACCACCATAGTTACTGAACGGTAACCTTGGTCATATAATGATACCAGCGCATCTATGGCAGTTTTTACTTTCTTGTCTACCATAACTTGACGTGCGTGTTTTGGAAACATCTTACGCACGTGTTTAATTTTGTCTGAATAAGACAATGGATTTTTCTTAGCATCGTTTGTTTGTGATACGAATACTTTATAGTCTGCTTTACCAGACTTTTGAGAAAGGACATCCATTACTTTACCGTGACCGATAGTCGGAGGATTCATCCGACCGAACGTGAAAAATACTTCACGCTCTTCTTCAATCAGGTATTGGGAAAAATTCTTAATTGGCATCTTTTTTCGCACCGCCCCCACGTTTCTTTTCTAACTCTGCTTTACGCACTTGGGGTAAAGACTTCTTAGCGATACGCGCAATACGATTCTGTATAGCAGGTCTCTCTAATCTCTTTTCTATATCCTTTTTACGAGCATTAGATAACTCGGATTTAGGGATATCCTTAGTTAGTTTTTTTATGATTTGATTGCGTGCTTGTTTACGTGCGCGGATTTTTAGTTTGTCCATACTCGCAACTTTACGCGATGCTCGTTTACGACCCATTGCGATACGTGACTTCATACGTTTCATACGTTGAGAAAGTTTACGTCGCTGGGTAATGTCAAGTGCCTCATCTTGAGTCTCGACAGATTCTTTTTTTCTTTTTTGAGCGTTATATGCCAACTGTTCATCACCACCATTGGCGTAATCAACATTAACAAATTGCTTAAATGACATAGGTGCCATTTGATTTTCCTCTATTTGGTTCAACCCATTTTTATCTACGGTTGGATTCCCAACCCTTTAATATATCTGGCGAAAAGTTGTTGTATGAAAATTCCATACGGTCAACGAGTTTCACCGCATCACCACCAAGTTTATCAATTGCGACATATCCTTCCTCACCAGTAACTTTATAGCCATTAGGAGTTTTCACAAATGTGTCGATTGATTTAAGTTTATCAAGACTATTTATAAGTTTTAATTTCGCCAGTACAATAACTTTCTGCAGTTCAAACATTTTAANAAGAGAATCGCGNTTATCTTGAGAAAAGAATACCAATAAATCATCCCGTTTTAATCGTTGTGCGGACTTACCCTTTTCAGTTTTTCGTTTATCAATCTCTTTCTGAAACTTTTCTTCAATAAAAGAAATAAGTTTGTCCACATGTGATTTAGTATCGGTAATAACCTCACCTTTACGTACATAAGTGTTATTAAACTGTTCAATCATCTGAGCCAATTTGGGATTACTCTCTAATGACCGGAGCGTATTACCAGATATCTGATTGAACAGTTTACCTGCCTGGGTCAACAGTGTGTTTACCGCAGTAGTTTCACGCACAGTCATTGTGGCATTAGTCAAGTTTCTGAGCATTGCGTCTTGAGACCAGACATTCTTACTACTATTTATAGTCTTCATATCAACGCCATATGACGCCTTCATGGTTTCAAAAGTACTACCAGTATATGTGGTATGCCACACGATACCAATCTTAGCAGCGCGTATTTCTTTGGATTGGTCTACTGGTACGGCATATGCGATAGTATTTGGTTGAAAGACTACATAGTCCTGTCCATCTATTTTCTTAGTTTTAAGATCGCCACGACCAAAAAGAAAGTCACCTTGAATAACACCTTTAATACCAAGAGCTGGCAAATATTTAAGAGCGTCTTTAAGTTTTTCCGCCAAGTCACCGCTCGTATCTTCTTCAACATCTTCATTCGTTTTGTACACCTTTGGATTCTTATTAAAAATCCCTTTCTTCGCAACAAAGAACTTTCCATCCGATGGATCAGTTCCACAAAAAATGGCAGGCGCACCGTCCCACTTCACAGATACTTTACCTTTGGCTTTACCCGCCAACATATCTCGCAATGAACGTAATGCGAATATCGCCTGACGAGTACCGTCAACACCACCGTAGATAACTTTATCTTCGATATGTGTCATATGGGTGTTCTTCTGTTCAGTTATGAACGTTGAAAAGTCTATCATTATTATTCCTAAAGTAATTTCTTTCCGGTGGCGGGTTTACTCTTATAGTCGCACATAATGTGAGATGGGTAGAGTCCACCTTGTTTATTCCGTATATTTATTTTAAAATCGAAGTATTGATTACCAAACACTATATCGATACGTTTACCGTTACCATTCTTACCACCGTACTGTATCTCGACATCTCCGGTAATAGTAGCATACTTCGGATTATTTGCTGCTGACATTTCCCAAAAGTACACCTTGCCGCCTTCCATTCCATGTACCATCCAATATTGGGAACCTATACAGGTCTGTAAAAACTTCTTTAACTTTTCACCGTTTAGTTTTGCCTTTACTGTTGGAAATTTTCGTCTTCCATAACTATTAAACACATCACAGAATATAGCAGATTCCATACCTAAAGTCTCTAATATGGCCTTACCCATATCAGTTGTTATCTCACCCTGTCGTATCTGTGATTGCGGAAATATTAAACTAATTCCGGCATTCATAAATGTCAAAGTGCTTGAGAACTTCAATGAAAGGTAACTATAACTACCATCAGCATGTTTTAGAGTAATATCCGTTAACTTTGCGCCATGGTCTTTATGGTTAAGTGGGGCAATATGTAACTGAGAACCCGCCATTTTAATAGGACGACTTTGGTTCTGAGCACCCTCTGGAATAACTCCGACCACCGGAGATTTATTTTTCTTGGCACANGCATTAAGTATATATTGGACTTCTTTTGAATACGTCTTGTTACTTACAACACCAGCTAACTGTTCGTCCAATACTGCGACGAAGTCATGTTCGAATTTGATACCTTTGTTTACTCTGGTACCACCTGCAGGTTGACCACCAAACTCCTCAGTCTTTTCCAGTTTATTCAGTAAAAGTTCTTTTCTTGTTGTAGAGCCCTGAAGTGTACCACCAATAGAAACCTTTCTTTTAGAAACTGGTAGTAGTTTAAGAGAGAGAATCTTACCCGCAATATCTACGGGGTCACCTACCATAAACTTTTTACCATTTATGATGACACAATCCGCAAGAAAAATACCCTCATCAGTGACGAAAGTATTAGATTTTCCATCCATTTGGAAAACTTTCTGAACAAGAACTTCAGAACGATATTCTTTGTTTTCTCTTGTTATTTCGTTGTACGATAGATTTGCCATTTAAGTTCCTTCTGCTCTACCGGTAAAGTAGAGTACATTAGTTACTATTTATATGTCTAGATAATTTGTAGGGTTTTCTTCATTATATTGAGCAATACAGTCAATTAGAGGACGAACCCAATTATCACGGTGTTCGACAAAGACTTGTGGTTCATGGTTATCTACGGAGATAATAGTGACCAGTTGAGTGATAGGCATACCCGTACGTTCTTCCCACATAATTGCGTATGCGGACTCTTGCATGAAGTAGTTTTTAATCCAATCAAGACGTTTAGGTTTCATAGAGGTTTTGTAATCGATGATGGATAACTTACCGTCGAAGACGCCAACGCAATCCACACGACCTGCTACACCTAGGTGGGTAGAGTATAGGGGAGCTTCTTGAGCATGGACAAGAGTCAGTCGCTCGTCAAGAATAGGTTTGATTCTCAGAAAAGAATCGATTAAATCAGGAGTACGTCTAGTCAACTTCTGCTCACCAGTATCGATGTCANTTGCCATGTACTTATCCCAATTAGGGTCATTGTTCACATACTGTTCACATATCTCGTGAACCGCAGTACCACGCGTAGATGCGCGATATGAGACACGATTAGCCTCTTTCTCACCAACACGTTTTCTCCACTTAGCAATAGAGTCACGGGATAGAATAGAGAGTACAGTAGTGATAGATGGGAGGTTTACACCTTCGGGGGTTTCGTATTGACGACCAAACTCTGTGGTTACAGCGGTCATCTCTTTTAGTTCTATAGGGGAATGTTTAAACATAATATATCCAAGTCAATTTGTACAGCTATTATAACAGACTTGTGGGGTATTGTCAAGGGCTTATTTTGAAAATAAAGTCCCCGACGGGCATAGAACTGGGGATGTACTTTTATGTGTTAGACCAATTAAACCGTCGCGGCATTATTATTTTTATGCGCATGGTTGAGAGACTCAACGGTTAGACATGTCGTCTTAACAGTACTGTTCTATACCCGTTAGGGATATTATACCCGTAAGGGATGTTTGGCGGAGCGGACGGGACTCGAACCCGCGACCCCCGGCGTGACAGGCCGGTATTCTAACCAACTGAACTACCGCTCCAAATTACTATACTATATATACGTCCGGTAACTTAACAGCCAGGATTATTTTCTACGCACTGTCCACTAGGTAGAGCATCCGGCACATATCTCTGTAAATTATCATCGTATAGAGATTTCTCAATAAATGTTACCAATTGAGTAACTTCATCGGGAGTCAAGTTTAGAGGTCTAAATCTATAATCCAGTCTATCTAAAGGCATATCCGCTTGAGCGACACCTGCGTTCTTATACTCCACAACTTCCCGCACACTCGTAAACGATGAGCCATGACCCATAAACTTAGAATCTGTCAGATTGTATAGTGGTGGAATTTTGAATTGATAGGCGTCAAACTCGTCTTGAGTAAACCCACCGCGACCTTTACGAACCGCATCGTTAATGGCATCTGCGTTTGTTATATTATCATTCACATCTAAGTCACTGAAACCGACCGCCATGAACATCTGTTCCTTAGTAGCATATTGCGGTGAACTAAGAGCAGGCCCTGAGTGACAACTGGAACATCCACCTTTATCACCAAAAAACACTTGAGCACCCTTTAGTTCAGTCTCAGATAACGCGTCCTCATCACCACGTAACCATTTCTGGAATGGTGCTTCATTGGACAAGATAGTACGTTCAAACGCGGCAATAGATTGTGCGGCAGTGGTAAGTAAGTCATCACCACCTATTTCCATAACAAGTTCTTGATATTCAGGTAATGTGTCAAGTGGGGAACCCTCACCAACATTCAGACGGTGTACACCCAGACCAGCGATTGCTTGTACTTCTAGTCCAGACCACTGTCGGGCATTATTCTCTTTAGGGGTACCTTCAGTGGATAGTACGGACTCATCAATACCTACATTGACAATACCATCAACCGCATTACCAAACTGACCGTTCCATAACATAACCTCTTGATACGCGGTATTCATTACGGTAGGAGACGCGAGAGGTTGTAAGTCAGCGAGGGCNCCTAATATATTAACACGGTTCGCACCATTACCAACACCACCTTCACCCACACCTTGAGCAATACCGGACTTGAATCCTGCGCTCGCATTGTGACAAGATGCGCAAGAAAATGTGTTCTTATGTTCTTCGGTAACACCAAGAGTCATAGCAGTTTCATGGAACAATAACTTACCCAATTTAACCTTTTCCTCGGTTATAGGATTCATTACGTCTTGGGGGATATTACTATAGTCGTCACTCATAGGAAGTACGAGGTCACTGACTATGATTAGGTCGCGCAGTTTTGCGCTCTCTATCTGTACGGGTGTTTGGGTGGGAGGATTTACAGTAGAAGGAACTTCAACTAAATTAGACGTTTCGGTACCTCCACCACAGGCGGATAGCAATAAAGATGTCACTGTCACTAACATTAATTTTTTCATAATATACTCAATAATATAAACAAATGGCGGAGAGTAGAGGATTCGAACCTCTGGTACATTTCTGTACGTCTGATTTCAAGTCAGGTGCATTAAACCAAGCTCTGCCAACTCTCCATTTGTGGCTATAATAACATAATGTATTGTTACTGTCAAGTTTTTTTTAAAATAAAATGAGGGGCCCGAAGACCCCTCGTCATAACTAAGCATACAATTCAAGGTCTTCCACAGTATCGAAGTATGATTCTATTGAAATCACACTTGGATCCATTTCTAAATCTTGAGTGAAGGTGTAAGCCGAATGCGGTGATATGAAAGTCCTCACATTCGGTTCAGCCGAGCTACCATCACGAACATATCTTACGATAATAATTTCCATCGTATTTTCCTTGTTTGATGAGCGGAAGTGTATGCAATTCAAATCAAGGGTGGGCTAATGAAGATATTTAAGAATAATGTACCATAGTATTTATACTTTTTTTCTAACTACCGCTCAACTTTCTAAATCGTGAGTGTGTAGTGCAAGTAACGCATAATGTAACACTTTCATAAGGTCTTTACGATAATCTGCCACACTACCTTTATTCCCATACCGCGCACTATACTTATCCACGTTACCAAGGAAGAACCCCATACCACGACCTCGGTCTATGATGACCTCACTCGACTGAAACCCCGATGTTGAGTAGTGAGCATCATAAGTAGAATCGATATATGCCTTTAATTCAGAAATCAAATTATCTTCATTAAACTTATATTTTATATTTAAACGATTATTATCAATCTCATTAAAATCGTTGTCATCATTAATTCTTTGTTGAATCTCCATATCCGTGTATTCGTCATAGAGTTTATTTGATACTTCGTGGTCTTTAAACATTATATTATCTCTTTTAAAAGGCCTGAGCCTAACATTACCATCATAACCGCATTCAAAATAATGAGTGAACGGTCTTTCCATATTATAGAAACCCACATCCATAATCCAGTACCGATGAATCCTACCGCAAGGTCATAGAATCTAAACTCCACCCCCGCCTGTCGAAACATCACTGATACTATGACAAAAGCAGTCGCAGCCCATTTAACATACCAGTCCAATGGTTTAGATTCAAGCTTCTTTTCTTTATCGTGGAATTTCATAATATAGTCTCAATTAATTAGTGCGTATTATACAACACAATAATCATCATGTCAAGAGGAAAGTTTAAATAAGGTGGTACTCCGTACGAGATTCGAACTCGTGTACCTGCCGTGAAAGGGCAGTGTCCTAGGCCTCTAGACGAACGGAGCATTAATTAGTTTTTTATATCTTCAATCAAAATGGTAATCTCACCCATATCACTGGTCACATATATTACGTAATCGTATGCGTCGATATATAACGACTCTTGATGATTATCAGTCAGTTCATACGCTGCTCGGTCAATTGCTGAATTAGCATTACCGTATACTGACATTATCGCACCAGATGGATCGTGCAGTATATATACCTTTCCTACAGCGGGTTCTTCGTGGTCAAATAAACTACCTGTAGGCGACAAATTCACAGTTATCTACCCTCCTTATAGAACAAATGGTCGCCTATGCGTCCTATGAATACCATACTACTGTTCCAATACGGGTCAACATAGTTTGTATGATAGTGTGTAGCACCTTCAGTGATACCTCGGTACTTATCATCATATATCATGAACGTAGCGATAGTCTGAGAGCGATGCCATGCGTCACTTTCGGTTGGAGTGTCAGGTTTTCCATCGCAGTACCAAGAGAATTGACATTGGTCACGCACCGGATAACCATCCCACAAACGAGACTGTTTAACTACACCACATACGGTGTTAGGATATCTAGAAGATGCTACTCGATTTAAAACCACGTCTGCTACCGCATATTGTCCTACCATACTTTCCGAACGTGATTCGTGGTAGATGTTCAGAGCAAGACAATGCGTTTGCTCGTCCATTGAAATGAAATTCCCATAGGAAGCATCACGTGTCGTCGCAAATACAATCGCGGATGTAAAAATTAAAATCGTTAATAATATTACTCTCATTACAAATACCTCATCGGTTGGCCAGTATGTCAAATCTATTATATATGTCGAGCATTTTCCATAACGGATTGATTACATCAGTTTCACATGTACTCACATCATCTTCGTTATATTGCAATATGTCTATCATATCCTGAAAATACTCTGAACTTAGACCAGTAAAACTTGACCGTATTGTTACTGTATCAAAGGTAATGTCTAAAACTATACCTCGGTCAATCATTTCTTCTAGTTCATTATATATTGCTATGGTGTCACCTATAGTGAACATCTATCTTAGTCCTTATTCGGATGTTTTATTATTAGTTCGTATCTACCATACTTATAATTTTTTATACTCTTATAACTATCGACGACAAAAATCATAATATACAACGATGCGGGAATAAAACCTAACATAGTTAACATGTCCGCTGAACCATATACTATCCTCTGGTGGACAGCTAAGAGTATAACACAGATTGATACGACTGTCAAGATAAATCTAATTAACATAATACCTCCACGCGACCATCGAATTCTGTAATAGACATTTCAAAAGGAACAATCATTTCTATACCGACTCTTCGCTCATCAAATGATTTTGAGCCACTGTCAGACGAACTCACAAGGATTTTGTAACCGGCACACATATAGTGACCTAATTCATTAAGCATTTCACCTTTCTCGAGTACACGCCCGATGAGCGAAGAATCAGGACGGTCTGGCATAGGTTGGAAGTCATATGCTCGGATAGTGTCGCCTACTGAGGCAGTGTTTTCATATTTCAACATAATATAATCTCTCTCTTTTAAAATAATTAGTGGGGTCTCCCCCAACTCACAAAGCTATTATACATGTTTTAAAAAGAATGTCAAGGGCAAAAGCAAAAAAAAAGATAAAAAAAATCCCAACCATTTCTGGTTAGGATTCTGAGACTATGATAAATTTCATATAATCATCACAAACTATCAATATAATAGTCTAGGAAGTTTTTCGTTTCTTCTGCTGATGGATCCAACTCTTGGCCAATCTACTTTCAGGTGGTCTCTTAGTAAACTTGACAGCATCACGGTATGCGCGTAATGTCTCTTGTTTGTAGTCCTTACCTTCAGAGTTATCAACTACCAAGAAGTTTTTCTTACCAAACATCTGCTGGAACTTACCGATATTTGCTTGTACTAAATTCCAGTACTTAGTTGCTTCTTTCGCGCCAATTGTACGTTCACGCGCGGCATCACGCTTAATTGCGGTGTCTACGTCGGTATTAACAAAAATCATCGCAACGTCATAACCTAATGAACGTAACTTAATAGCATGTTTAGCAATCTTATTTGGGTCTTTACCAGTACCATCTATAACTAGACCAAGACGACCTTGAATATATAGTCTCTGTTTGACCGAAGTGAGTTCCATCGCTTTACCACGGATTTTTTGACCCTCATCAGAAAAGATGTTATCGGGATTCATTTCCATGCCGACCTTTTTCATTGCCGCTTCGAACGCGTCATCTGAATTGACAACTCTGTAACCTAACGAAGTAAGTCCAGTTTTTCCTACGATAAATGATTTACCTGAACCAGGCCCACCCGCAAGAAAGATTGCCTTGAAGATGCCAGGGTCATTAACCCCTTCGTTTAAGTATGTCTTAAAACTTTTCATTGTACGGTTTTCCGTTTTCCATGTTTGAGATGTATGTTATTATTTATTATTTATACAAATTAGAGCATTGGGCTAATATGATTACTCGATGTTTTTAAACGCATCTAACATTATTTCGGTAAAAATAACCTGTGAACGTTCGCCAGGATGACTGTGTGGTTTGACATCATCTATTTTAAGCATTATAT